GCTCTTCCGATCTCTGTTCCTCTCTCTCCCCCCGCCGCCCTGGGGGGCTGGCGGTGACCGTGCGTAGCGCCTCGGTGAAGCGGGCGGTGGATGCCGCAGTGCACGCCTGCTCGCTTACCGCCCGCGAGGAGGCGACCGCGGCGCTGGCGAAGCGCCTTGCTGCCGAGCTGGACGCGGCGACTGACCCTGAGGTGGTGGTGAAGCTGGCCGGGCGCCTGCTGCCCACTCTGGAAGCCCTGGGGATGACCCGCACGGCAGCGGCTGGCGTGCCGAGGGGGGGTGCCCCGGATGGTGCTCGCTCTGCCCTCGATCAACTTAAAGAACGGCGTGCTCGGCTCCGTGATGCCGCGGTTGTGGACCCCGCCCCTGCGGGATCTTGACGAGCCGGGCGCCAGCGTCGGTCCCTTGCAGGCTGACTTCGCCCGGGATGTCCTGCGCACTCCGTTCGATCTATGGCAGGAGTGGCTCACCCTGCACGCCGGGGAGCTGTTGCCGGACGGCCGGCCTCGGTTCTGGCTGATCTTGGTGCTGGTGGCGCGCCAGAACGGGAAGACCCACGTACCCGCCACGCTGGCTCCGTACTGGTCACTGGTCGACAACGTCCCGATGATCCTGGGCACGTCAACCCAGCTCGCCTATGCCAAGGAATCATGGTTGAAGGCCGTCCGGATGATGGAGCTCGCAGCCAGGGCGCCGGGCGATCCGCTGTACGGGGTGATCCCAGGGAGGCGCCGGGAATGGGTGCGGCAGGCGAACGGTGAGGCCGGCTGGTTCCTGGGGAACCCGTCCGAGCCATGGCAGTATCGGATCGGGGCGGCGAACGAAGAGGGTGGCCGGTCCCTGACGATCGACCGGCTGACGCTGGACGAGCTGCGTCAGCATCATGACCGCAGTGCGTGGAACGCCTCGGTGCCGGCGACCGAAGCGGTCCCCGATGCGCAGGTCTGGGCGCTGAGCAATGCCGGAGACGACCGCTCGACCGTTCTCAACGCCGAGCGGGCCGCGGCACTGCGGACCATCGAGACCGGTGAGGGAGATTCCCGGGTCGGGATCTTCGAGTGGTCAGCTCCGGAGGACGCCGACCCGACCGACCCCGAGGCGCTGGCCATGGCGAACCCGCAGTTCGGTATGCGGATGGACGCCGACCGGATGCTGGGCAAGGCGCGGACGGCGGTCGCCGAGGGCGGGGAGATGCTGACCGGATTCAGGACTGAGTCGATGTGCATCCGGGTGAAGGTCCTCGATCCGGCGATCGAGCCGGGCAGCTGGGGGCGTTGTCTCGATCCGGGATCGCTGGCGGACCTGCGCTCGCGGCTGGCTCTGGTCATCGACGTGTCGCAGGACGGCGGTCACGTCACGGCCTACGCCGCGGCACTGCTCGATGACGGCCGGGTGCGCGTCGATCCGGCGGGCGCCTGGGAGGGGCGTGGCTGTGTGGATGCCGCGGAGCGGGCGCTACCCGGGTTGCTGGACAAGGTCCGGCCCCGGGTACTGGGGTGGCTCCCCGGCGGGCCGGGGGCGGTCCTGGCGACCCGGCTGAAGGACCGCAGGCAATCCGGCTGGCCCCCACCAGGCCTGCGGGTGGAGGAGATCCGGGCCGAGGTGCCCGCGGTGTGCATGGGCTTTGAGGCAAAGGTCACGGCCGGGCAAGTGGCGCACTCCGGCGATCCCCTGCTGGACGCGCACGTGGCGATGGCCGAGCGGCTGCATCGGGGTGATGTCTGGGTGTTCGCCAGGGGTGGGGAGGGGCACGTCGATGCGCTCTACGCCGCGGCCGGCGCGGCGCACCTGGCGTGCTCGATGCCGGCTCCGATCGGTCGACCGCGGGTGATTGTCTCCAGCCGTAGGCGCTGACCGATGCCGAAACCGCCGGTCACTTTGTAGGTTTTCCACAACCACCAGGGCTACGATTCCCCCCGTGGGGTTCTGGTCGCGTCTGCGGTTCGCCGGTCGTGTGGCCACCATGCCCGCTGTTGCTCCCCGCCGAGAGCTGTTTTCCTGGTCCCCTGCTCCGTTCTTGCCGGGCGGGACCTACGTCGGCACCCTGGGGAACGTGGCGCGGGTCACCCGCGACGAGGCGCTGTCTGTGGTCGGCGTGAAGCGTGGCCGGGATCTACTGTGCTCGATCGCCACGCTGCCGCTGGAGACGCGCGGCCCATCGTCGGACCTGGTTCGGTCCCCACTGCTGGAGCAGATCGACCCGACCGTGGCGAACGTCGTCACGCTGGCCATGACGATCGAGGATCTGCTGTTCGATTCGGTGTCGTGGTGGCGGGTGACGAAGACCGATGGGGCGGGGTACCCGCAGTTCGCTCGGCACGTCGATCTTGGCGCCGTCTCGATGTCTCCGCCACCGGGGTATCCGCTGCACACTCTGCCGTCGGGGATGTTCCCGGACGGCATCGTCTGGGTCAACGGTGGTCCAGTGAGCGGGTCGGACATGCTGCGGTTCGATTCCCCGAACGGACCCCTCCTGGCGCACGGGGCGCGGGCGATCCGCCGGGCCTTGAAGTTGGCGCAGGCCAGCGAAATGTACGCCGACGACCCCGAGGCCAGGGCTTACTGGGTCCCGCGCGAGGGTGCCGACCCCGCCGATGACGAGCAGGTTACGGAGATGCTGGACAGCTACGCAGAGGCCCGGCGCACGCGGGCTGAGGCGTACATCCCCGCCGCGGTCGAGCGCGTGGCGATCAGCTCGTCGTCTCCGGCAGACCTGCAGCTGGTTCAACTGCAGCAGCGCTCGGACTTAGAGATCGCAAACTTGATGGGCCTGGACCCCGAGGACCTCGGGATCTCGACGACCAGTAGGACGTACGCGAATGCTACGGACCGCAGGCAGGATCGGTTGAACAACGTTCTGACACCGATTATGAAAGCGATCACGGATCGCCTTTCGATGAACGACATCACGAAGCGCGGATACAGGGTTGCATTCAATCTGAACGATTACATGAAGGCCGATCCGGCGACCCGGTGGGAGACGCATTCGATCGCCATCGACAAGGGCGTGAAGTCGGTGCAGGAGGTTCGTGCCGATGAAGGCCTGCCGGAGGTTCCTGTTGAGCGTATCCCCGCGTCCGATCAGACCACGGCCAGTGGAGGCTCAGTGACCGCCCAACATAGCGTCGGCAATGCGCGCACGTTCGTCCAATTCTCGAAGGGCGACCCCCGTGTGCTCGGTGGCCCGACGGATGGGGAAGTCAACGGGGAGTGGTTCTCGTTCGATGAGCCGGTGGAGTTCGCGGTCGATGCGGGGAAGCGGACGATCACCGGGGAGATCCTGCCGTACGGAAAGGTGGGCCGGAACTATTCGGGCCGGTGGACGTTCGAGCCCGGGTCGATTACTTGGAACACCTCGGCTGTCTCTCGTGTGAAGCTGAACGATAACCACTGGGGGCGTGCTTTCGGTGCCGCGACCAGGCTTTCAGATACGCCGACCGCGGTAGTCGGTTCGTTCAAGATCGGTCGCGGTCAGACCGGTGACGACATGCTGATGTCGGCCGAGGACGGAATTTCGGACGGTCTCTCGGCCGAGGTCAGGGTCGACGAGTACACGATCGACAAGTCCGGGGATGTGCCGGTCAACAGGGTTACGAAGGCAACGCTGACCGGCGTGGCGCTGACCGCGACCCCCGCTTTTGACGACGCGCGGGTTACGCGCGTCGCTGCCTCTACCACCGAAGGGAACACCATGCCGTGCTCGTCCTGCGGGCTGGTCCACGCGTCGGGCACGCCGTGCGCGACCCCGGCTACGTTCACTGCTGATCAGCTCACCGCGATCGGCCAGGCCGCGGCCGCGGCGATGGCCGCGCAGCCCCCCGCCGAGGACAGCCCGACCGTGGCCGCGTTCGCCGCGGCGACCGAGGCGTTCACCGCGGCGGTTTCCGCGCTGAACGGGACCCTGCCGACCGAGCAGCGTCAGGGGATCAACCCGACCCGGCACGGCGAGGGAGTCACCGCCGAGCCTCTCGCCTACTCCCTCGATGGGCGCGGGCACTCGTTCGTGCGTGACGCCTGGGTCGCGTCCGGCAAGACGGGTGAGTACGGCAGCGTCCGCGACGATGCATTCGCCCGGCTGCGCAAGTACGGGGAGCAGACCGCCGACCTGGCGGAGAGCTTCGCGAACGCCGGCAACACCACGGATCAGGCGCAGATCATCCCGCCCGGATACCGGCCGGACCTGTACGTCGGTCAGGTGCCTCAGGGCCGGCCGCTGTACGACTCGATCGGTACGAAGGTGCGGTTGGTCAACGCCACCCCGTTCAAGGTTCCCGTCTGGGTCGGCTCCAGCGGCTTGTCGGGTACCAACAGCGAGGGCACCGGTCCCAGCACGGGGACGATTACGGATCACACATACCGGACGGTGTCACCAACGGCACAGTCCGGTGAGTTCGTGGTCACCCGCGAGTTGATGGACAGCAGCAACCCCGTCATCGACCTCATCGCGATGACCGCGATGCGCGAGGAGTACGGCCAGGACACCGAGGCCGTCATCGCAACCGCACTGGCCGCGGCAACCGACGACGACACGGGCTCTGGCCAGAGCACCGAGGGTTGCTACGTGTACGCGGTGACCGGGTCCGGCAACGACCTGGCGATCGACGGTGTCCGTGAGATCTCCGCCGACTTCGGGGCGCACCGGTTCATCGAGCCGGATACCCTGCTGGCCAGTCCCACAGGATTCAAGGCACTGACCAAGGCGGTCGATGACATCGGCCGGTCGATCTTCCCGTACGTCGGAGCGCAGAACGCGTTGGGTTCGTACGGGCGCGCGAACCGCCGGCTGGATGTTGACGGGTTCGCGGTCCCCAACGTGTGGTCGATGACCAGCACGTACGACGACCTGGTGATGTTCTCCTCGCCGGACATGCTGGCCGGGGAGTCGCCGCTGCTCACCTTCAGGTTTGAAGAGAAGTCCGGGCCGGAGAACATCGTCCTGAACATCTGGGGCTACTTCTGCTACCAGATCCTGCGCTACCCCGGCATCCACGCGGTCAACTACACCGCGGCCTGATTCCCGGCCTGATCCTTCATAGGGGCCAAGAACTGAAAGGGAACCGATCATGAGCTTTGCAACTCGCGCCCGTACCGGGGTGCTCGGGGTGCTCTCGTCTCGGGCCGCTGCGCTCCCCCCTGCCACCGGGGCCAGCACCGACCTATTCTCCGTGACCGGCGAGGTGCTGGTCACGGGGTTCTGGGGGTTGGTCACCGTGGCTATCCCGAACGTCTCGCTCGACTTCACTCTCGATCACGACCCGGACGACGGCGGGACCGATGTGCCCTTGGCCACCCTGCTGGCCGTGGACAACACCGCGGTGGGCACGTGGTTCACGCTCAACCCGACGCCGGGCGGCGCGCTCGTGGCAGCGGTGGACGTGGCCACCGGGGTGGATCTGGAGATTCCGCTCGCCCTGGTGGCCGGGGACGTCAAGCTGACGTCGGCGGGTGGCGGAGCGGTCGGCACCACGGCTCGGGTCGAGTGGGGCCTGTCGT